GGAGTTGTATTACGTAAAGTATCTAAATTTTTAGCTGGTACAGCAGAAGATGCAATTATGCCTATTCCTTGCTTCTATGACCCAATTTCAGGTAAGATCCTAATTGAAATGTTACCAACTGAATTTAAAGAAGAATATCAAAAGTACAATGACTCTCTTTGATTGGCTTAACCAGATCACTTACGAGAAAAAACCTTGGAGTTCATTTACTGAGGAAGAGAAAGAATCATTTAATTGTTATATGGTTCATCGATTCCTCAGTATGAATCCTGAGTATATAGAATTTGTAAATTTAATACAAACATTTCCTTATACTGATAAAGAGAAAACATATAATATATATTTATATATGATACCTAAAAAGAAAATGTTCTTAAAATATATTAAATCTGCAAAATCTAAATCTAAAGAAGCATTGTTAAAACATATTGCTTCTTATTATGAGTGTTCACTTGGTGAAGCAGAAGAATATACTCACATACTAAGAGAATCTGGTATTAAATCTATTCTTACTAAGTTAGGTATTGAAGAAAAAGAACAAAAGAAGTTATTAAAATGAAGGATAAAATTACAGAAGCAGTTATTGAGGATCTTAAATCAAGAAGTGAACGTGGTATTAAAAAATACAATACCACTCTAGATCAAAATAACAAAGATAATTATATGAATCATCTATATGAGGAATTATTAGATGCAGCTCAGTATGCTAAAAAAGAAATGTCTATTATTCCTGAGATTCAAGAATTAATTGAAAAATATCCTAATAATGCTGAATTAGGAGAAATTATTCGTCACAAGTATAAAAAATAAGTTTTGGCTAAATCAGTTCCATTTTTAGTAAAGGTTATAAAAAATTATAAACCTCAAGAGATAAATTATGCTTTTCAAAAGACAATCTCTTATAGTCAATTTTCTGTTTATAATGAATGTCCTCTAAAATGGAAATTACTTTATAAAGATAATTTACAAATATATCAACCAACAATTCATACTGTCTTTGGAACAGCAATGCATGAAACCATCCAAGCATATATTACTAAAATGTATGAAGAAAGTGGAGCAGCTGCTGATAGAATGGACTTAGATGAATTATTCGAAGACAGATTCAGAGAAACATATAGTTCTGAATATAAAAAGAATAAAAATGTTCATTTTAGCTCATCACCAGAAATGAGAGAGTTTTATGATGATGGTTTAGCTATTATAAATTTCTTAAAGAAAAAACGAAATGTATATTTTAGTATCAAAAATTGGCATTTAGTAGGATGTGAAATTCCTATTGTTATTAACCCAACTGATCAACATAAAAATTTATTATATAAAGGTTATCTTGACTTAGTATTATATAATGAAGTAACGAATAAGTTGAAGATAATCGATTTTAAAACATCTACTAGGGGTTGGAATGACGATACTAAAAAAGACGAAAATAAACAATTTCAACTAATATTATACAAACATTATTTAAGTAAACAATTTAATGTTCCTGAAGAAAATATTGATGTTGAATTTGTTATATTAAAGAGAAAAATATGGGAAGAAAGTGAGTTCCCCCAAAGCCGAATTCAAGAATATGCTCCACCAAGTGGAAAAGTAAAAATGAATAAAGCTAAAACAGCTTTAAATAAATTTCTTGATGAATGCTTTGAATTAGATGGAACATTTAAACCTACAGACCATCAACCAACAGTGAACAAAAATTGCCAGTATTGCCCGTTTAACACTAGAAAGGATTTATGTTCTGTGTAATTATCTTACTTTTATATATATTTATATACAAATAAAAGCTATGAGTAAAAAAGATATGACACTAACAAGTGTCAAAGTACAAAGTGAGTTATTTGAAGATTTTAAAATGAGTTGTGTAAAACATAAGTTCTCTTTACAAAAACTTGTAGACCGCACAATCCATTTATATCTTACAGATGATGAGTTTAGAAAATCAATTCACAATCACAATAATTTAGATATAAAATAAAGTTTTATGAATTCAAGTTTTGCTTATCTTCCTCAAAACGAAAGGAAGAAAATATTGCTACTATGTGATGACATTAGAGTCCACTCAGGTGTAGCGACAATTGCTAGAGAAATAGTACTAAACACTGCTCAACATTTTAATTGGGTAAATGTAGGAGGGGCTATCAACCACCCAGAACAAGGTAAACGTTTAGATTTATCTCAAGATACTAATGCTAACACTGGGTTAACTGATAGCTCAATTGTATTATATCCAACTAACGGATATGGAGATGCTCGTTTAATTAGACAATTAATAGAAATAGAAAAACCAGATGCTATTTTCTTAATTACTGATCCAAGATATTTTATTTGGTTATTTCAAATTGAAAATGAGATTAGAAAGAAAACACCAATTGTATATCTAAACATTTGGGATGACTACCCAGCACCAATGTATAATCAAGCGTATTATGAGTCATGTGATGCTTTATTAGCTATTTCAAAACAAACCAAAAACATTAATGAATTAGTGTTAGGTGATAAAGCTAAAGGTAAATTGATTGAGTATGTACCTCATGGATTAAATCATGAAGTATTTAAACCACTTGATAAAAAAGATAAAGAATTAGTTGAGTTTAAAAAGAAATTATTTAAAGGAAAAGAATATGATTTTGTAGTGTTTTTTAATTCAAGAAATATTCGTCGTAAACAAATTCCGGATGCAATGTTAGCATTTAGACTATTCTTAGATGGGTTAACAACTGAACAAGCTAGAAAGTGTGCTTTTGTTTTACATACTCAAGTTGTAGATGAAAATGGTACTGATTTAGAAGCAGTTAGAGAATTATTATTAAATGAAGATCACCATAATATTATCTTCTCTAATCAAGTATTAGATCCTAAAGGAATGAATATGCTTTATAACTGCTCAGATGTTCAAATTTTATTAACTAATAATGAAGGATGGGGATTAAGTTTAACTGAAGCTATTTTAGCAGGTAATCCAATTATTGCAAATGTAACAGGTGGAATGCAAGATCAAATGCGTTTTAGTAAAAAAGGTAAATGGATTGATTTTAGTGATAAATTTCCTTCAAACCATAATGGAACTATTAAAGAACATGGTGAATGGGCATTCCCAGTATACCCTACTAATAGATCAATTCAAGGTTCTCCATTAACACCTTATATTTGGGATGACAGATGTAACGCAGAAGATGCAGCTGAACAAATTATGAATGTTTATAAATTATCTAAAGAAGAAAGACAAGCATTAGGTCTTAAAGGACGTGAATGGGCTATATCAGATGAAGCTGGATTCACAGGAGAAAAGATGGGTCAGCGTATTATTAAAGTATTAGATAAACTATTTAAAACTTGGAAACCAAGAGAAAAATATGAATTTATAAACACAAATGAAGTCAAAGATAAAGTAGTACCTCACAAATTAGTATACTAAACAGTTATGGAAAACAAACCGTTATTTTTTATCTCCTGTCCTATTGACACATACAGTGGATATGGAGCCCGCTCTCGAGATTTAGTTAGAGCTATTATTCAATTAGACAAATATGATGTAAAAATTATTCCACAAATGTGGGGTAATACACCTTGGGGATTTATTGATGATAACCCAGAATGGGAGTTTTTAAATAAATATCTTTGGAACCAACCTCAACTTCCTAAACAACCTGAAGTATGGATGCAAATCACAATACCAAATGAATTTCAACCAATAGGAAAATATAATATTGGAGTAACAGCTGGTATTGAAACAACAATAGCTCCTGGTGATTGGATTGAAGGGTGTAATAGAATGAATTTAGTATTAACATCTTCTGAGCATTCTAAAAACACATTTATAAACACAGTAATGCAAAAGATTGACCAACGTACTAATCAAGTACTTGGTGAACTTAAAATTGAAAAACCACTTGAAGTACTATTTGAAGGTGCTGATATTGAGATTTATAAACCACTTGACAAAGTAACTTTATTCCCTGAATTAGATAATATTAAAGAAAAATTCGCTTTTTTATTTGTAGGCCATTGGATCAATGGTGATTTAGGTGAAGATAGAAAAAATGTTGGTTTATTAATTAAAATGTTTTTTGAAATATTTAAAAACAAAAAAGACAAACCAGCACTTATTTTAAAGACATCTCAAATGGGTTCTTCATATGTTGATAGAGAAGAAATTTTAAAGAAAATTAAAATCATTAAAAAATCTATTAATAGTAAAGATTTACCTAACATTTATCTAATACATGGTGAATTTACAGATGTTGAAATGAATGAGTTATATAACCATCCTAAAGTTAAAGCAATGGTTAACTTAACTAAAGGTGAAGGATATGGTAGACCATTACTTGAATTTAGTTTAACTAAAAAACCTATTATAACAACAAATTGGAGTGGCCATACAGATTTTCTTAATCCTGAGTTTACATCATTAATCCCAGGACAATTAACAGATGTACACCCAAGCGCCGCTAATAATTGGTTATTAAAAGAGTCACAATGGCTATCAGTAGATTTAGGTCACGCTGGAACAACTATTAAAGATATATTTGAAGATTATAGTAAATATATTGATGGTGCTAAACGTCAAGCATATAAGAGTAAAAATGAATTTAGTTGGGATAAAATGAAGGATAAAGTAGATGAATTGTTTACTAAATATATTCCTGAATTTCCAAAACAAGTTCAATTACAATTACCTAAATTAAAGAAAATCGAATTACCAAAATTACAAAAAGTTGAGAAATAAAATAGCATTAATAACAGGTATTAATGGACAAGATGGTTCATATTTAGCTGAGCTATTATTGGAAAAAGATTATGAAGTCTGGGGAATACTAAAACGTAACTCAGTAGCTGAAAATCAAACTTCTCGATTAGATAAAATTTATCCTAAATTAAAATTAGAGTATGCTGATCTAACTGATCTAGCATCTCTAATTAGGGTAATATCTAAAATACAACCTGATGAACTTTATAATCTAGCAGCTCAATCTCATGTTAGAATTAGTTTTGACCAACCATTATATACAGCAAACGCTACCGCTATAGGTGCTTTAAATATATTAGAAGCAGTTAGAATGGTATCACCTAATACTAAAGTATATCAGGCTAGTAGCTCAGAAATGTTTGGTAATAGCATAGATGAAGATAGTTATCAAAGAGAAACAACACCGATGAATCCTGTTTCACCTTATGGATGCGCTAAAGTATTTGCTTATAATATAAGTAGAAATTATAGACACTCTTATAACATGTTTGTTTCTAATGGAATATTATTTAATCATGAGTCTCCAAGACGAGGAACTAATTTTGTGACAAATAAAGTCTGTAAAGAAGCAGTTAAAATTAAATTAGGATTATCTAATGAATTAAAATTAGGTAATCTTGATGCAACACGAGATTGGGGCCATGCTAAAGACTATGTTAAAGCAATGTGGGAGATACTACAACTAGACGAACCAGGTGATTATGTCTGTGCTACTGGGGTGTCTCATTCAGTTAAAGAACTTGTTAATTATGTCTTTACAAGATTAGGACTACACTGGTCTGAGTTTGTTAAACAAGATGAGAAATTTATCAGACCAGAAGAACTTCACAATCTTAAAGGTGACTCTTCAAAGCTTATAGCGGCGACAGGATGGACTCATGATTATACATTTGAGTCTATGTTAGATGAAATGATAGAATATTGGTTAAATTATTATAAAAAATAAAATGGATAAAATTATTACATGCCCCAAATCAGGAGGTGACTTATGTTATGAAACACAAATCACACCTGAAATTACTAATTGGATGTCTTTGTCTTGTGGATATTGGACTAACAGTTTAATGACTAAAGAAAGTGAATTTTACAGTGAACAGATGGAAGCTCTTCCTGAGTTGTATAAAGATTTAGCTTGGGAAGATGAAAAAACAGGGTTAACTTGGTTACCTCAAACTATTAATGAACCTAAACAAGGTATGATATTCGCTAATGGAACCAACGCCCAGGAATGGAAATGGGCGGCTGTTAAAGCTATTCCTGTAACTGAAGAAGAAAAACATAAATACCCAATTCCTAAACAACCAGGTAAGTTTTATGAGTATAGAATGGACATGACTACTCTTAAACATTTTGATGAAAGAGATTTTATAGATGCTTTAAGTTATATTGGCCTACTACCAGAGTAATATTATCTTTAGGTTATGAAAATTAGTTACGCAATCACAGTATGTGATGAATTAGAAGAGATAAGTCGTTTACTTAATTTCCTACATCAACATAAACGATCTGAAGATGAAATTTGTGTTTTATTAGATAAACCAAAAGCCTCCCCAGAGTTATTATATCAATTAAGTGTATATTCTTCTGAAGGTTTTATTATCTTAAAAGAAAGCGCATTCCAAGGTCATTTTGCTGATTGGAAAAATGAATTAAACGGAATGTGTTCTGGTGATTATATTTTTCAAATTGACGCTGATGAGTTACCTAATGAAGAATTATTAGAAATACTCCCAGGTATATTATCTAACTCAGAATCAGATATTATATTAACTCCTAGAATAAACATTGTAGAAGGTATAACACCTCAACATTTACAAATATGGGGATGGAAACAAAATGAAAAAGGATGGGTACAATGGCCTGATTACCAGTGGAGAATATATAGAAATACTCCTGATATTAAATGGACAAATAAATTACATGAGGTATTAGATGGATATAAAACATATGCTTACCTACCAGAATTTGAAGAATATTCTTTATATCATTATAAACATATATCAAGGCAAGAATCACAAAATAATTTTTATAATACCTTATAACAATGTATATTAAGTGTCACTACATGCCTATAGAAATGTTTGATCATCATTTAAATGGAGATGAATATTTAAAAGATAAACCTATTAGTTTATTTAATGATTATCCTTGTTCTCAAGAAGATTTAAATAAAAACCCATATAACTTTTTAATATTATCAGAACCAAATGAAATATTTGGTTTACATGATTGGGCTAAAATGAATCACCATGTTTTTAGTTGCATATTAACTTGGAACGAAGACATCTTAAACACATGCCCTAACTCAGTTTTGTTACCATATGGGATGTCTAATAGATATTGTAGATTTTGGGACGAAAATGCACTCATACCTGAAGTCCGTTACCCAGAGTTTATTGATAACAAAAAGTTTAATATTTCATTTTTATGTGGTAAAAAATATTTAGTTGAAGGACATTTTTTAAGACATAATATTTTTAATAATGCTGATAAAATAACTTCACCAATCAATTTTATTTATTCTACAAATGATAAACATCCATGGGAAAATGGAAAAGATGTATGCTGGGAAAGCATGTTTCATATAGGTGTTGAAAACACTAAACATAAAAATTACTTTACAGAAAAAATTACAGATGCCTTTTTAACTAGAACATTACCAATATATTGGGGATGTCCAAATTTAGGAGAATATTTTAATATGGATGGTGTTATTACATTCCAAACAGTAGATGAATTAATATCAATTGTTAATAATTTAACACCTGAGTTTTATGAGTCTAAAAAAGAAGCTATGGAAGGAAATTTTCAATTAGCTTTACATTACAATAATTATCTTCCTAGAGTAGTGAGTATAATAAAAGAAATATGTCAATTGAATAATATATGATAAAATTAGTTATATTTGATTTAGATGGTGTATTAGTAG